AGTGGATGAGCGACCATACGCCGATTGATGAAAAAGTAAACAGTTCGTAATGTGAAATGTGACACGAAAAACGTGCGGAAATTGATCATTTGCCAGATTCTCCTTTACGACCAATTACTTAGCCGTAATTAAATATTTGAATAAATTTACAAACAAAGAGAGAAAATGACTTTTCAAGATCAGACGATTTGCTATAATCAAACCATCTGCATTGGCGAGTAGTTTTTCTCTGTTTCTCTTTTGTATTTGCTAATGGTCGAAATGTGCGACAACACATTCGACGTAGAAGAATGTAATTCGTTTTGAGTGGCGAAGCAACATGTAAAAAAACCCCGCAATGGGGTTTTTTTATGCCTGTCTGTAATAATTGATCAAAAAATGATCACTTTTTGTCCTTATGCGCAGTTACATTTGTCTTGATTTGCGTATTCCACGACGATTTTTTGTCTTTTATGTGTCCAGAATTTAATTCTTCGATGGCCCCGCCATTGGCTAAAAACGCATCTATATCACTGTCAATCCGGTCGCGATTACGTTTGTTTTGTTCCGTTTGAGATTGAATAAGCATATTTACATACCTGCTTTTAGTTAAATAATTGGGTATATTTTGATCAATTAGCTTACAAAGTGATCAAATATGAATTTTGAACTCGAAGCATTACGCGAATTACAACTGCGACGACATGCTAGAACTGATATTTACGCTTATATCGAATACATGTCCAGAACCGGCCTCTTAGATTTTAAATTTGAGCCGGAATTGCATCATAAATTGATCATCGATGACTTACACAAAATGATCGATGGTAAGTGGGATCAGGAAGCGTTTAGTTTGCCGCCCGGCTCCGCAAAAAGCACTTATATATCAGTCATTTTGCCGACTTTTCTATTAGCCAATGACCCGACCCTGAAACTGCTTTGTATCTCAAACTCCGAGATGCTATCAGAAGATTTTGCGCGTAGACGCCGAGCAATTATGCGATCTGAGGAATGGCAGCAAATATCACAAACGAGTCTTGCCAGTGACGCGCAATCGCTTGCGGCGATGGGTACGAATGAAGGTGGATCGATCTATGCGGTCGGTTGCGGCTCCACAATTACCGGCCTACGTGCTGATTGGGTCATCATGGATGATTTAGTTAAAGGTTTTGAACAAGCGAACAGCATGAGCCAGCTTGATAAGATTTGGTCATGGCTAATTTCCGAGGCCCGATCACGTTTAAAACCACACGGTCGAGAGATATTGGTTGCGACTCGATGGAGTGCGCAAGACCCAATCGGGCGTGTCTTAGAGCTGACAGCAGAAGGCAAGGAAAAGTGGAAGTACATAAGAATCGCAATGGAGTGCGACAGCAAAGACGACCCGTTGAAGCGCAAGATCGGTCAACGTCTATGGCCTGAGTGGTTTACTGAAAAGATGGTCATGGATGCGAAACGCGATCCGGCAATTTGGATGTGTCTTTATCAACAATTACCGCTTACAAGTACCGGCGAATGGTGTCCACGCGAACACATACACATCATAACCGAACGACCGCAATTCATGCGTTTTTATATTGGTTGCGACATCGCATTAAGTATTTCAGATAAATCAGATTGGACGGTTTTCGCTGTGTTTGGTTTAACGCCGGATCGCAAGTTAGTGCTAGTTGATTTGTATCGTTATCAGCGCAGCGTCGATCAAACCGCGACTGATCTCATTGAGTATTGCAAAAAATACAATCCAGTTGGCGTTTACATAGACGATGATAATGCCTCTAAAGTGTGGGCAAAACTGGTTTGGGAACAAGCGCGATATGCGGCGCAAGCAATACCGTTGCAAATCGTGCCGATCAAAGGTCGAGACAAAGAGACAAGAGCCGCGCCGTTGCGAAGCTATTTGCTGCAAGATCAAATACAAATCATGCAAGCGCCGTGGAATGGCGACCTAATCGACGAAATGCAGAAGTTTCCGGCAGTGCGACATGATGATCAGATTGATGGAATGTCGTTAGTTGCTGCAATGCTAATGAAAATGTCAGCGCCAAGCGCACCGAATTTACCGCATACAAGACCTGAAACACGAATGGGTCATGTCGGTGGTCAGATCGTCATTAATTCAACATTAGACGAATTATTTGACCAACAAAGCGACAAATCTTGTCGCATAGGACGTTTGCGCATATAGTTGAACAAAATTTGAGCAATTGAGGCGGCGATGTCTAACTTTTTGGCGTATGGGCGCATAGAAAACCCAAATCAGGGCAGCAGAAATCAGACAGAATATTTAAAACTTTTGAAAGATACGGATGATCAAGCGTTGCAAACGCTAGTAAATGATTACCTTAACTATTTGTCTGGCCCTCAAGTAAAGAATCGACCGTCAATTCGCAACATACAATTCTTAGTTGCTACAAACGGCACATTATACGCCGCAATTCATTTCGTACTTGTCGGGGATGATACGACCCCGCCCAATTTATAAAAGGTGATTTATGTCTAATTCGACAGGCAGTGCAATTGAGTCGCGCACCGATTTTAAAGATACGCCAGCGGGTCAATATCAATACTGGCAAGCAGAGTTAGCGGGGGCGCATAAAACTTTAGGGCCTTGGAAGAAGCAAGCAGATAAAATTGTCACGCGTTATGTTGATGCTAAAAAAAAGAGCGAACGCGAAGATTCCGATACTTTTCGGCTTAATCTATTTCACAGCAACATAACAACTCTCAATTCGATGCTGTATGGCAATTTGCCAAAAGTAGATGTTTCGCGCAGGTATCAGGATTCAGACGATGATGTGGGTCGTGTTGCAGCGGAGACAATGGAGCGGCTACTAAATTGCGACATAAACGATAACAGTGATGAATACGACACGGTGTTGCGCACAACGCTATTAGATCGATTAACGGCAGGATTAGGCGTTGGCCGCGTGCGTTACGATTTTAAAACCGCGATGCAAAGCGATGAACAAGGTCAGCAGATCGAGAAAGTCGTTAGCGAAAAAGCGCCGATTGATTATTTCTTTTTTCAAGATGTGTTGTGGAGTTGGGCGCGTACTTGGTCTGAGGTGCGTTGGGTCGCATTTCGTTCGTACATGACAAAAGATGAAATTATCGAACGGTTCGGTCAAGAAGTTGCAGACAAAGTTGAATTAAAACAGCAGCACTCGAAAGAGAGTGAATCACGCGACGAAAGCGACAAGCAAACGGCATGGATGAAAGCGGAAGTTTGGGAAATTTGGGACAAAGACAAACGACAAGTAATTTGGTACTCCAAAGGTTGCGACAAAGTGCTCGAAACCAAACCCGACCCTCTAAACTTAGCTAAATTTTTCCCTTGTCCTCGTTTCTTTATCGCAAACCCGACATCGACCCTTTTTATACCCACCCCCGATTATCATTTATGCCAAGACTTATACAACGAGATTGATTCGTTGCAAACGCGCATATCCGTGATTACAGACGCGGTAAAAGTGGTCGGCGTTTATGATTCGTCTAGCGAAAGTTTGAAACGAGTGTTTAAAGAGGGCGTCGATAATACGCTGATCCCCGTTGATAATTGGGCCATGTTTGCAGAAAAAGGCGGTATACGAGGTCAGATCGATTGGGTGCCTATCCAAGATATCGTCAGTACGCTTGATAAATTGCGAGGATTGCGCGACGAAACGATTAGCTTATTGCAGCAAATCTCCGGCATGAGCGACATCATGCGCGGCGGCGTCGATAATCAATACGAAGGCGTTGGTCAGTCAAATATGAAAGCCAAGTTCGGCTCTATTCGCATTCAAGCACTGCAAGATGAATTTGCGCAGTTTGCGTCAGATTTAATGTCGCTGAAAGCAGAAGTGATCGCAAAACATTTCGATCCATTATCGATTGCGCGTTACTCAAACATGCAAAACTCGATAGACAAAGAGTTGTTACCGCAAGCAATTGATTTAATCAAACAATTTGATGATGCACGCCTACGCATCGAAATTAGGCCAGAAAGCGTGGCAATGGTCGATTATGCGCAGATCAAAGCAGAGCGCACAGATTATATCAATGCACTAAGTATGTTCATGCAATCCTCGGCACCACTAATGGATGCAGACCCAGCAGCAAAACCGTTCTTACTCAAAATGTTGCAATGGGGTCTAGCTGGCTTCAAGGGATCGCAAGAAATCGAGGGTATACTCGATAAAGCGATAGAAGCAGCCGAGAAGCCGCCAGCGGAAGCCGAAAATCAACCCGATCCAGCGCAACAAGCAATGCAGATGCAAGCGCAAATCGATATGCAGAAAGAGCAAGCCAAGCAGCAGGGCGAACTTGCGAAGATACAAGCGAAAGCGCAAGCGGATATGTCATTACGCAAGCAGGACATGGACGCCGACATACAGACATCATTTGCACAAGCACAAGCTAAGCAAATGGAAATCAACGCAGATATGAGCGCGAAACTTGCCGAAATCGAAACGAAAATGCGTGCGGATATTGTTGTTGAGCAAGCGAAGATGGAAGCCCATTTAGCACAAACCGATGCAGCCGCAGCAGCCGAAATACGCAAAAACTTTATCGAAACGAAACAATCGATTGAAGCAGAAGCCGCGAAAACAGCCTTGCGCATAAAAGAGCTATCAGAAAAATCTAACGCAGATGCAGTCAGTAAAAATCGAGATTTATTGCAGCAATTAATGCAGAGCGGGTCGCAAAATGAATAATACGGAAACGTACAAAGATAATTACGACGACATTTTTGGTGATAAACCGATACAACGCGGGTCGTGGGTTTATGACAAAGAGAGTCGCAAGCTGATACCAAAAGATGAATTTTATGCGTTGAAGTATGCAGATGCAGACGCACCGCAAATTTTAAAGCCACTCGATGAATTTGTATCACCTATCGATGGTCAAGTTATTACAGATCGCTCGAAGTTGCGCAAACATAATGCCGAGCATGGTGTGACTGATTATCGAGACTATGGCGACAACTATTTTGCTAAAAAGAAAAAAGAGCAAGATGCAGATAGAACCGGCAAGACCAGAAAAGCAAAAGAAGAACGCAAGCAATTACTCGCAGATGCTTTTCGTAAAAATGGCAAATGGTAAAAGTAATAAATAGCACATATTAAGTGTTAGGTATTAAGTATTAAGTATTAATTGAGAGGCGCAATTATGAGCACAATGAGAGATGATTTTGAAGCAGCAATAGTAAGCAGCAATGTTGATCTAACAGAAACCGAGCAAGAAGTTATCCAATCAGAAGATACTAGCGAGGGCGTAAATAGTGAATTTGATTCAGAAAGCGATAATGAAAGTGCAGATACAAATCTTGTCAGTCAGCAGGAAAATGCGCAAGCGCAAGATCAGGAAGTTGCAGCGCAACAAGAACAAGACCCAGCAAAAGAATTAGACGGTGACGACAAAAAATCAATAAAAGCGCCGCTCGATTGGGGGCCACAAGAGCGTGAGCAATGGTCGAAAATTCCCCCTGCTTTGCAGCGCAAAATCGTTGCTCGCGAAAAAGAAATGTCTGATTCAATGGCAAATACAGCCGATGCACGACAAACGCATGATTACATTGCTCAGTTAGGACAGTCTTATGCGCCAGTATTGGCAGCAGAGGGCGCACAATCACCGCTACATGCCATAAAGTCATTATTTGATACCGTTGCCTCTTTGCGTATGGGTACGGCTTCTGACAAAGCAAAGACAATGGGCCAGCTAATCACGCATTACGGCATTGATATTAACGCGCTCGATAGCGTGCTTGCAGGTCAAGAGCCGCAGCATGGCCCTCATAGCGAAATCGAAAAGATGCTCGATCAGCGATTAGCGCCGGTCAATCAGATGATGCAATCGCTGGGCGATATGCAGCAACAAAAACAACAAGCAAATCAGCAGCAGGTGCAAACAGAAATTCAGCAGTTTGCGCAGGAAAATGAGTTTTTGGGCGATGTCAGAAATGACATGGCTGATTTGATAGACATGGCGGCAAAGCAGGGTCGTAATTTAACGCTGCAAGAAGCGTATGATCGAGCGTGCAGCCTGAATCCTCAAATATCGTCGGTGTTAGCAGATCGCGCACGCCAGAATGAATTGCTCGGCAATCAACAATCTATTGCAAGCAAGCAGACAGCCGCAAGCAGTATTCACGGACGACAAGGCGGTGTTGCTGATGCAGCACAAATGAGTATGCGTGATCAGATAGCGAATGCTTGGGACGATGCGCAACGCTGAAATTGAATATTTGATCAATATTTGATCAGAGAGTATTATTCACATATCGCACTTTCAACGAATAACCCAGCCGTGGTAGCAGTTATTCCGAGATGGTCAAAATTTGTTCATGTTTCCGTTGGCGACTGAAAAGCATTTAACTTATTTTGATCATTGGAGAATCACATGGCTTTTGCTAACGCAAATATTAGCGACATTCTCGCTACAACTATCGAATCACGTACCCGCAAAATTGCGGATAACGTCACCAACAACAACGCAATCCTTACAAAACTTTCGTCAAAAGGTCGAATCAAGACGTTTTCTGGCGGCACAAAAATTCTGCAAGAATTATCGTTTGCTGAAAACTCAAATGCCGGTTGGTATTCAGGTTACGATCTTTTACCAGTAGGTGTTAGCGATGTAATTAGCGCCGCAG